GGAGACGCTGGTCATGTCCGGCATTCAGTTCCTGGTGGAGTATGCCGACGGCGTGGTGATCGGTCAGATCGATTCCACGCCCACGCTGGGCAGCGTGACCGTGACCAGCACGGCGGGCACTGCCGTGGGCGACAGCAACATCGCCCTGAGCGGCTACACCCTGGGCACCGGCGAGAAGTGGGTCTACAAGACCGGCGCGAGCGCCGCGCCTTCCGTGACCTACGGCCAGAAGCTGGGCAGCACCTGGACGGAGCTTGACAGCGGCGACGACATCACCCCCGCCGAGAACCACACCAAGATCACCGTGGCCGCCGTGGACGCCAACGGCCGCGCCCAGGCCGCGGGCAGCGCCACGCTGACCATCAAGACTTAAGCCACACAGGGGCCGCGCAAGCGGCCCCAAATCAACGCATTGAGGAGGACGCGCACATGATTGACCAGGTTTGCGCGATGATCCACAACTGGTTCTGCGAGGCCGCAGACGTCCGCGCGGGCGATTTCACCGTCGAGGGCGGCGCGCTTGCGGCGGATTTCCTGCTGCCGGAGCAATATTTCCGGGTGGTGGGGTCGGTGTTCAACGACGGGGTGTGGCAATACCCCGCCGAGGGCATGACCGACGAGACCTTCACCGGCGAAATCTGGCCCATGCGGCTGCCGAGGGACTTCGTGGCGCTGTGCGGCGAAATCGAAGCCTGGCAGGAGAAATACGGCGCGACCATGCTGTCGCCCTACACCAACGAAAGCGTCATCGGCGTTTACAGCTATACCAAAGCGGCGACCGGCACGGGGGGCGCGTCCTCCGCGACCGCGTGGGCGGACGCATTCGCGGCAAAACTGAATCGCTGGAGGAAGCTGAGATGATCGACAACAATCTGGGCATGATGGCGGGCATGATGGAAATCTGCACCGTCATGGACGTGGTGACGACGGGCGAATCGGACGGCATGTTCGGAAAGCTGGAATATTACAAGCCCGGCGCGAAGATCAGGGCCATGGTGGTGAAGCGGCAATCCGCCGAGAAGCAGATCGCCGAGGCGCAGGGCGTGGCGGAAATCTACGACGTGGTGGTGGAATCGGACGTCGAGCTGCTGAAATACCAGAGCGTGTTTCAGCGGGATTCTGACGGCGTGACCTTCCGGGTCACATCCAACCCCATCAAAGCGCCGGGCGTCTCTACCGTGCAGATTGCGGCCATGAGCGCCGAAAGGTGGGTGATCCCAAGTGACAAGCGTTACCCGGGCTCTTGATTCGTTTTTCTCCGGCTTCGGCATACCGGCGTATCCGGAGGGCGGCGCGCCAACCGAGCCGGGGCCGCCCTACATCACCGTGCAGATCGTGACGCCGCGCTGGGACGCGCCCATGGCCTTTTACGCCCGGGTGTGGTATCGCGCGGCCTATCTGACTGAGATTGCCGCCAAGGTGGATGAGATCGCTGCGGCCATCGGCGAGGGGGTCAGCATTCCCACCGAGACGGGCGTGGTGTGGATCCACAAGGGCGACAGCTTTGCCCAGCGGCAGGAAATGGCGGGCGACCCGACGCTGCAATGCGTCTATCTGTCCATGATCCTGCAAGCCTTTACTGACTGAGAGGTGATTTTTAAATGAGCGAATACATGAAGGTGCCCGCCGACACGTTTGAAACGATCCAGATGGACGCGGGTATCATTGTGGACGATTTCACGCCGGAGACGGGCGTGATCGGCAACATACTGGGCGCGATTGATTCCAGCGGCTTCAATTTCAGGTCGAATCCGTCCTTTCAGGATTTTGGAGAGGATGTTGGGAACATCCCGCCCAACACCTGGCAGATGCTGCGCATCCAGTCCTATGACCCGACGGCCAGCGGAACCTATGCCAACGTGACCAACGCCATCATCAAGGCGCTGGAGGCGGGATCGGATTACGGCGTCAGCGGCAACGCCGCCGATGAGACCCACATCGTGCCCTCCCACGCCCTCGAATCGGGCGATTTTAAGAGCATCTGGATCATCGGCAACTACTCCAAGGCAAACACCGGCACGGGCTCCTCGGGGGCCTATGCGGGCTATGTGGCCGTGCACCTGAAGCACGCGCTGAACCGCACGGGCTTCCAATGGCAGACCACCAAGGCGGGCAAGGGCAAATTCGCCTTTGAGTATCACGCCCACTACGACATGAGCAGCCCGGACGAGCCGCCCTTCGAGTATTACATCCGCAAGGGCAGCGCGGGCACGACGACCGCCGAACCGGCCACCGAAACGACCACCGAACCGACCACCGAACCCTAACCCCACGCCAGGGCCAGCGCCCTGGCGATTTTAGACGTTTAGGAGGATATCATGGCAAACGCGAATTATGACAAGCTGGACATGCTTGTGGACCTCATCGACCCCATGACGGAGATCATCACCGACCCGGAGGCGCTGCTGCTGTGGAAGGCCGGGAAGCGCGCCGAGGCGCTGAAGCGCATGATCGGCGCGCACAAGGCCGCCGTGGTGCGCGCCCTGGCCATCATCGAGGGCGAGGATCCGGAGCGCTATCAGATCGACGGCGGCGTGCTGCTCTTGAAGCTCATCGCCAAGTGGAACGAGCTGCAGCAGCTGGCCGACGCCCTTTTCCCTTCATCGGCTCAGAGCGCGGGCGGCGCGTCCTCTGGGCCTGCTACGGCGAGTATCGCGGAAAGCGCGATTTAAAGCGCTTCACGGCCTACGCGCGGGCAAGGCTGAAGGCCGAGGAGGAGCGCCGCGGCCTGCAAATCTATGTGACAGACGCCCTCATGGCCATCGCAGAGAACACATCCAAAGGCGGCGGGAAGATCATGAGCGTGCGCTGGGCGGATATGGGCAGGCCCGCGCCGCCGCCGCGCAGCGGGGACGATATCGCCCGGGAAGTCGTGCGCGGCGCGGGCCTGAAGATCAAAGGGAGGTGAGACGGTGGACCTGTTTTCGCTGGTGGCGCGGCTCACGCTGGACAAGAGCAACTATGACCAGGGCCTTGACGACGCCAGTAGCCACGCGAAGAGCTTCGGCAGCAAGCTGGCAAGCGGCCTGAAGACTGCCGCGAAGGTGGGCGCGGTGGCGCTTAGTGCCGCCGCAACTGGCATAGCTGCAATCACCAAGCAGAGCGTCGATCAATACGCCGCTTATGAGCAACTGGTGGGCGGCGTCGAGACGCTGTTTAAAAGCAGCGCGGGCATTGTTCAGCAATACGCTGCGAATGCTTACAAAACCGCTGGGCTGTCTGCTAATCAGTACATGGAGACGGTAACTTCCTTCTCTGCGTCGCTGATTCAATCGCTGGGTGGCAATACGGAGGCTGCGGCACGCCTTGCAGACCAGGCCATTACCGACATGTCGGACAATGCCAACAAGATGGGCACCGACATGGCCTCCATCCAAAACGCCTACAACGGGTTTGCCAAGCAAAATTATACAATGCTGGATAACCTGAAATTAGGCTATGGCGGCACAAAGGAAGAGATGCAGCGCCTTTTGACGGACGCCCAAAAGCTGTCCGGTCAAAAGTTCGACCTGTCAAGCTATGCCGACATCGTGCAGGCCATCCACATTGTTCAGACGGAAATGGGCATTACTGGCACCACCGCCAAGGAAGCGGCCAGCACCATACAAGGATCGCTGGGGATGCTGAAAAGTGCCTGGACAAATCTGATTACTGGGTTGGGGAATGAAAATGCTCGCTTTGATGATTTGGTCAATAATGTTGTAGAGAGCGCTGTGACGGCGGGGAACAACATCATTCCCCGCGTGGAGCAAATATTGACTGGCATTGCTGTGCTAATCGAAAAGCTTGTGCCTGTTATCGCAAGCAAATTCCCGGAGTTGGTGCCAAAGCTACTTCCTCCCCTGCTAAATGCGGGAGCATCGCTGTTAAATGCAGCTGTAAAAGCCCTGCCGTCGCTGGCCGAAGTTGTCATTTCGGCGCTGCCGGGAATCATGCGCATGCTTATTGCGTCGCTTGCAGACATGGCACCTGAACTGATTGACCTTGCTATGCTTCTGATGGTTGCGCTTGCAAACGGCCTTGTAGCTGCCGTGCCGGAGGTAACTGA